TCAATGACCATACCGATACGTCCTTCGATATAGTTCTTTTGGCGAGCATCAGTGACTTTCTTTGCTCTCTTGCGTTCCTTCTGATTTGCTTCCCACTCTTCTGGAGGCATCTTCAATGAGAGTCCAGCGTCCTTGAGATACTTCTCAAACACGTCATCAGAGTTAACCACACGCAATCCTGTCCCGCCAGTGGAGTACCGGACAACGTATGACTTACCGCTGCCCGGTCCACCCGCAAGGAAAAACGCTTTAAATATATTCTGGTCTTGAAGACCTTCCTGTAGTTCGCTGAAGTGTTTCATTTAATCGTTCCCCGGTTTTCCTATACCCTGACATCTCTATAATGTATTTATCATCATCTGAAAGTGGCTCTATATCAAAAGTGCGCTCCTGTTTCTGGAATGTCATTTTCTTAATTCTGTTTTTGGACTTTGCCATGTTAAGTTCCTTTCGCTGTTTATGTTTGGATATAGGGTCTGTAATGGGGGAAACTCTCCTTTCTTATTCTTCGCCATAGAAGTCGCATTGAACATCTGCTTCTTCTGTGGACACTGGTTCATAGTTTTGTTCATCCTCAACACCAATAGGTTCTTGTAGAGAATCCTTAACTAACTTCATCTGTATGGTATGTGTCATATCAGCGCCGCCAAGAAAATCATGGCGTAAAGCAGAAACTAGAAACTTACCTTTGTATATGTTATCATAGCGTTCATTTTCAGCAGTCTTATTTGCAGCGGTGTATGGTAAATTACATACTACAACATCACCCGCATGAAGGAAGGAATTACCATGCACTCTAATGGCTACTGTTAAGGTGTTATCTAAGCGGGTTCCCACGGCATCACGCTCTTGCAACCAACCCTCTTGATTGCTAGATTGGTACGCAAATCCTGTCGGTGTGGTATATATATCTGACGCATCCCTACCAGAAGTGGCGGTTAGGAATGTTCTGGCAGGGTAATCAGATACACGTTTACCCGGCTCGATTTCTAGTTCTGATACTGTTGGGTAATCTGTAATTTTACCACCCTCTTGAGCATATTCTGCATTTGTACGTTCAATAGTAGAATTATTGCTGAACTGGTCCAACATATTATATGTATAAGTTTGATAACTTTTAGAAGATATGTCGTGACTGATCAGTTGTGACGAATATGCCCCAGTTCTCTGCATCATAGTACTGTCGGCACTACCAGAGATTGTATAGGCTAGAATAGACTTCATGTCTTCAGTTACATTCACTATGCCCCGGTCACTCTTCTTCCCAGCTATAGCATTCTCATATACCATCTTAGCTGGTTCAGCATACAAACTAGCAAGACTTCTGAAATGGTATGCTTCCTTTGTCTCAAAGAAGTAATATGTTGCCTCTCCTGTTTTCTTTGATTTTGCCTCATTTTCTGCTACTTGAATAACATCAAAAGGTCTGATGTTAGGAGCAATATATTTTTTACTACCATTAGATGGTTCAATCTTTATTTTCTTTCGGCAACCCAATTTATCAGTCATTATCTTAGTTACGATATCTGACCATGTACCAACAAAAGACTGATTGACTTTGGTGCGTTGATTGACTAATAACTCCCTAGTGCAGAATTCTAACTGATATCCTTGCACACCATTACCAACGTCTTGTCTTCCCCCAATTTGTGTGACCATCAAAGCATTTTTCATAAACGAAAATTGAGTCTCAGCACCTTTTCCTGAAGATAGAGGTGTACCTAGTTCTAGTTTGAGATATTCTTGACCAAGGATAGGAGCATAGGATGCTAGATTGATTGCATCACTAAGAGTGAGTGTTCCCGTGAGTGAGTTATTGTTTATATCTTCGATAAATGTTATACCGATAAATGCATCATCCAGACGAACTTTTCTGCCAGAAGATGCTGTAAGTTCCATAAACTCCAGTGACCACTCACCTGCCTTTTTAATATCACCTGCCATTATAGGATACTTTCATTTATCCGTGCTTGAAATTGTTCAACAAATTCACTCAAATATGCTGGGTCAAGCAACCATATTGTTCTTAGTTCATCCTGTCTTGCTTCTTCAAACTCACGATTAGTGATAATGAATATATCATTGTCACTATAGCCTGTTCTATCTTGACCAATATTTATCTTTATTGTAGGGTCACCAGAGGTTTGATATATCTCGTAGTGATGCACATCATTCACTGTGGTGCCATATTTGGTATCAAGGTGAGTAAGAAACTGGTTTGTATTCATGACCCACTGTGAGTATACCTCAGTAATATTGTTGCAGAATAGGATAACCCAATGGTATTCTGGGTCACCATATAATTTATCAGCAATAGACTCTGGTGTATCACCATTCTTAACGTCATATGTGTCATACAAAAAATATTTAGCACTACGAAGCATATTAGTAGTTGGTTTGACCCTCTTCAATAAGTTCGTGACAACTCGCCACTCATTGTTGCCACTTAAATCATATGGTATTTTTGGGAATGAAGAAAAATACATATCAATAACCCTCCGTGACTTTATCTCTATCAATAAGTTCGATCTCACCGAAAGTTAGAGCAAGGGTTGTTCTCTGTGGTGGGGGTGAACCCGGTTTATATGTTGATGCTGGTTCATAGGCAGTGAACCTGTCACCACCATATGATACATCTGCCTTCTGCAAATAGCACGTTGAAATCTTATTAAGAAAGTTATTCTGCCTATCCTGATACATATATTCAATATCAAACACATCTGGTATTTTCATCTCACGGGCACCATCCATAAACACTGGTGTCATATGAAATTTGAATTTGGCAATAATTTTATCCACCACAATTGCTTCTGCTTCACTCTTAGGACTAAACACAAACGAGAAACTAAATGACCGTCTACCAATACCCTCAAACATCAATTCCATTTTAGGTGTAACAATCTTACCACGTTCAAGAGCAATGAGTGCTGCTGCACCGGGTGCTGCTGCGTCTGCTGCTTTAACTGCCCCTTTCTTTAAAGCTGCCCCCCCTCGTTCCTTTACCGAAGACCCCAGTTTTTTACCCATATCGCTAAAATCTCCACCCGATGATAAAGTATTAAATGCTTCCATACCAAACTGTGCTAGGTTACCGATTTCTGCATCAGCATATTTGCTATCGTATGAAACAGCTACAGATGGTGGCATATACAATGCGATTGTGGTTGTCACACGACTCGAAGCAATCTTTGAAGTTGTTATTGCATTTGCAGATGTAGTTTTAGGATTACCTTTAGCGTTCTTTAGAGCGGCAACATTCAAGTTTTTTATAGGAGAATTTTTGATTGCCGCCTTCCCATTTTTAAGAGTTTGCCCTATCCCGTTTTGAGCATTAATCTTTTTACCAAGCGCCGCTGGTGATTCACCCTTTACTTTTGTTTTTAGTTTAGCAGGGTCTTGTTCACGGGCACTAAATAGAATGTAGTGACCTTGCATAGGGTCACCCTCAACATTTATTGGATAAGCGAGATTATCAGTTGTGAAACGTGTTTTATTATCAAGTGCTGCGGCGGGACCAGAAGCAGATGCTCTTCCCTTACTACCAAATGCAGCATCAAGAACACCACCTACTGCTGAGTTAACTCGCGAGGTAATGGCTGATGCTGCTATGTTTACGAATGCGTCTTTAAGTCCCATGTCTAATATCCTTATACAAAACTATTTATAAGCAATGGCATACAAAGGTAAATACATCCCAAAGAAACCCTCCAAATATAGAGGTAATGCCCAGAACATAATCTATCGTTCATTGTGGGAACGAAAGTTCATGGTCTATTGCGATACAAGTCCCTCTATAATTGAGTGGGGTAGTGAAGAGGTCATTATACCTTATTTATCCCCCCTAGATGGTCGTATTCATCGTTACTTCCCAGATTTTTATATTAAAGTTAGACAAGCAGATGGCGGGGTTAAGAAAATGATTATAGAGGTTAAACCCAAGGTTCAATGCTCACCACCTAAGACCCCGAAACGTAAGACTCGTAGATTTATTAATGAGGTTCGAACATGGGGGGTAAATGAGGCAAAATGGAAGTCTGCAACTCAATGGTGTGAAGATAATGGTATGATTTTCAAGATTATGACTGAAGTTGATTTAGGTATAACGTATAAATAGTATTATGGCAGTTAGCAAATATCTACAAGCAGTCAAGGATGAAGCAGGGGGTAGACCCCGCTCTACTGCTTGGTATAGAGACAAGATTAAAGAGTTTGGTCAACCCGGCGCGATGGATTTAATACGCGATGGTAAAAGGGCAGCAACACCTTATTTTGGTAGGATGAACATGTTCTTCTATGACCCCAAGCACAAGAAGAAGTTACCCTACTATGATACGTTCCCGCTTGTCATACCGATTGAGCGTTACAACGATGGATTTCTAGGTATTAACTTTCACTACCTACCTATCCCTCTACGAATTAATCTGCTAGACCGTCTAGTAGATTTCTCTAACAACACTAAATTTGATGAGTCTACTGTGTTGAATGTAGACTATAGCAAACTGAAGAATATACCAATTATTAAACCCGCGCTGAAACGCTATTTGGCAGGGCATACTAAGTCAATGTTTCGTAGGGTTGATGCTGATGAGTTTACAACCGCTATTCTACTCCCTGTGCAACGATTTAAGAAAGCATCTGCATCTGAGGTGTGGAAAGATTCAAGGAGCATGATCTAATGGCAAGCGTGTCACAATTCCTAGAAGGTGGTGCTATAGGTGTACTCAATAACATCCTATCAGCATTTCACTCCAATAATGGTTATGCCCAACCTAACCGTTATGAAGTTCACATCTTTGGTCCTCGACCAAATGGTGGTGGGTTAGAGAATGCTAATCGTGGTGGGGTCACTGAAGGCGTTAATGGACGTGACCTTTCATTGCGATGTGAAAGCATAACACTTCCCGGCATTAACCTTGCTACAGCACAAGATTCCAATATATATGGTCCTACAAGAGATGTGGTTGAGGGTGTTTCTTATGCTGAGACTGTTAGCATGTCATTCCAATCAAGTTCTGGTTTGGATGAACGAAAGTATTTTGAGAAGTGGCAGAAATCAGCATATAATGATACAACGTGGAACCTTGGTTACTACAACGACTACATAGGTACAGTAGAT